GTCTATGTTAAAATTCGTGGAATATATCTTCAGGGTTTTCCACGGTCGCTAAAACTTCATCATCATTGAGAAGTCTTATCTCACCCCCATCTATTTTAATTCGTGATCCTGCATATCTTGCAAAGATAATCCAATCACCTTTCTTGCACCAGGGACCTTCTGGGTATCTTTCTTTGTCATAGCATTGTGGGCCCATATCTAAAATTAAACCACAAGTTGATGCTACTTGTGATCGTTCAACTGTTTCATCTGCTAATATTAAACCACCTTTAGTTTTTTCTTTTTGTTTAAAAGGTAAAACTAAAATTCTCCAACCTGTAGGTTTTGGAAGCTTTCCAGATTCTTTAGGTTTTTCAACCCCAACTAATTCTTTATTTGGTAGATGTATCTTTTGATTTGATACTGATGACTGTTCCTTCACTTTCATTTTGCTCCTTTTTATTTAGCAGGGTGGATATTTCCTGATTTAAATATTGATACGTTCGTATCTGACCTAACATATACTGGTATTTCTCCATGTTGTCAACACCGCCAGAGACTAGGGCAGATACCACATCGTCATGTCTCATTTTGATAATTCTTTTTATCTTTTCTACAAAAGTTAAATCATCCATCTTTTTTCTCCTTCTTTCTTATGGCATTTTTGCCTTGTTTAAATATTGCAGCGACTTGTTTTTTACCCATAACCTTGGCACGCTGTTCTCCAACAGTTAAAATTTGAATTTTTCTAGCAAACGGTTTACTGATTTTTTTAACTTTCGCCACCGTCTTTCTCGCATCCGTTGGCGTTGCGAACTTGATCTTAACAGTGTCACGAGGGTTTTCATCGGTATATAATCTCCTACCATATTTTTTTCCTGGATGTTTACCTGTACCTTTTTTAGGATCAGTCATCTTTAAATTCTTTCAATACCTCTAATTTTTCTTCAGCATTAGCAATTTTTTCTATTAATTTATCCGCTTCATCCACATGTTGTGGATGTTCACCAATCGCAACTGGTTTTTCTAAATATATTTTTAGTGTTGCTTCAGCTTCTGATATTTGAGCATTATATCTATCTTCTAGTGCTTGTAATATTACATCTTTTAACATTTCCATCTTCTCCTAGCCTGACGTAGTCTAGAATTAGGATTTTTTGCAGCTTTCGGAAATTTTTTCATTTGACCGGCGCTTCTTGCGCAGAAGGACTTACGTCTCTTCGCAGCTTTAGATCCAGGTTTTACTTTACCCGTCACGGCTGTTTTTAGTTTTGAACCAGGGTTTGCTCTTCGATATGCAGCAACACCTGCTTTTGTCATTCCAGCCCCTTTTTCAGTGGGTCTAAAATTTTTTTTATTTCTTTTTGGCATAGTGTCACCACCTTTTGCCATTGTAACTCTTATAGTATTTGGTTGGCCTTTTTTATTTATATTTCTATGAACGGATTTTAAAGGAATTTTAAATGCTCTTACACTACTCATGCCAAACCACCCATGCTCATGCTTTTTCTTTTTGCAAATGTTTTTACGTTTGTTGGTTTTGGTCCAGTATTACTCGCTGCTCTTTTTCGTCTGACAGCACTCGCCCTTTGCGAGTCGCTCATCCGTGTGGCTTTTGCAAGTGGGACGCATTTCGGATACTTTCGTTTCGCATCTGCTTTTTGTTTTGAACGGCCACATTTTGCGAATGAACCATCCTTTTTCTTGGAACCAATATCTACCCATTTTTGCTTAAACCATTTATCCAGACCATTTTTAGACATGTTTAATTATTTTAGTTTTCTTTGCTCTGTTTGACATAATAGCTCCACATCCTCGAGCAACAAAACCACCTTTCCTTAAACCTTGTCTTTTTAATCTAGAAGTTGCTTCCATTAATCCACCCTCAGCTTTACTGCCTCTAAAATCTTTTCTCTTAACTCCAGATGGATCTTTAATTTTACCGGCGCAAATTTTAGAAGCATAGGCGTTTGCATATGCCGACGGGTAAACGTCGAACTTTCTTTTCGCTGCTGCTTTACCTCTTGGACAAAGTTTTGTCATTTATCTTTTCCTCGCCGTTTGTGCAGCTCTTCTAAAGTTAGCTGCAGTTGGTGCACCCTTTGCACCTTTCTTTTTCATTTTACCACCACGTTTTCTTTTGGCATGAATGTTTGCGTATAAACCTTTACGTGCCATTATTTTTTTCTCTTCTTTACTCTTCCACCTTTTTTAGCAACCATTCTATCAGGATTAAATCCCATTTTCTTAGCCGCTATTTTTCCTTTTGGTGATTTAGCCATTTTAGCTAATCCAGGGTTTTTACTTTTGCTTATTGGTTTTCCCATTATTTTTTCCTTTTTATTCCAGCTTGAGAAAGAGCAATCGCAATTGCTTGCTTTCTATTTTTTACTTTTTTCTTAGAGCCGCCAATGTTGAGTTTGCCTTTTTTAAACTCACGCATTACCTTCTTAACTTTTTTCTGGCCTTTCACTATCTATTGATCTTTCCAGATTTTTTAGCTTTAGAACCAAATTTTCCATAAGACTCATCTCTAGAAGCTTTCAATTGCTTTTTAGTTCTTTTCTTTTTAATTCTCATAGCAATTGATTCATCTTTTCTAGCTTTGAATCCTTGTTTTTTCTTACCGACTTTACCGCCTTTTTTCATAGCGCCTCTGTCCATAAGTTCAGTTGGCATTCTTTTAGACTTCATGTTTTCACCTTGTCCTCGTGAATACATCATGTCTCCTGTTCTGCCACCCATTCCGCCGCCAGCTAATTTTTTTCTACCGACTTGTCCTCTTGGTTGACCTACTTGTGTATTAAATCTAAAGTTTGGCATTATTTTTTTCCTCCGTTTCTAAATATTTGTGTTCCCTTTATACCATAAATGCTCGCCACGACAAGGATCCACAAATTTGTGAACCATGACGGCAGTGCCGAGAAGTACTCAAAGAACAATTTTACCTTATCCATAGCCGCCGGATCATCAGATACGACCGCCCAAGCGAGCACCGCTATCGGCGATGTTAACACGAGTAAAACGAACTCGTCTTTCCAGTCCGATTGTCGGGCTTCTAAAAGTTTTCCCTGGTATTCCGCCTGTCCGTCGGCCATACGCTTTGCATGCATATGCTGAGCGTCAGCCATAGCCATCTTTGTCTCCTGGCGCTTCTTAAATATGTGCGTGCCAGCCTGCAAAGCAACCTTTGCTAAACCAAACCACGCCATACTAATACCAAGTAGCTTTTACCGGCTTCTTATCGGGTCTAATTCTTCTAGTTCCTTTTACATCCACAGTCTGTGACTCGTTTGGCATAGTAGTTTGGATATCAATCCCACCTTTTTGCATACCATCCTTGTCTGCACCCAACTCTGGAGTAATTTTTGGATCTTTTACATTATTTTTTGTCATAGTTTCTCCTTATACTATCTTTTTGGACCTTTCAAGATCTCTACATCAGCCATTTTGAACAAATCGTTCTGCATTTTAGCTGTTTGAGACATTGCTTGCTTTGTTAATGATGTACTTGCTCGTAAATTTGCTAATTCTTCGTTTTGTTCGAGCTTTTCATCAAACTGTTCTTGACCCATAAGCTGTTTTGATCGATCTAAATTAATTTTTTCCTGATCTTGCTCACGTTTTACACTTTCGTTGAGCGCTCTTAGGTCTAATTCTCTTGCTTTTAGTTGTGCAACAGGGTCATTTCCAAATGCACCCATAATTTCTTGTTCTTCTTGTCTAAATTCTCTCATCATTTCAGCAATTAGCTTAGATTTTCTAGATTCCATTTGTGTTGTAACTGTTAAAATCTGTTGTTGTACTTGTGGATCTTGTTGTAGCTGTGGATTTACCTGTATAGCTTGTTGCAATTGTGTAATTTGTTGTAGCTCAGTTGCAAATTCTATTTCTAATTGTTCTTGTGCCATTAAAGAAATGTGTTCAAAGATATTTTTTTCTAATGCACCCATAATAACAGGATTATTTTTTGCCATATTCATAGCCATAAAATTTAAGTGAGCTGTAATGTGAGCTCTGTGATCTTGACCTTTGAATGCTTGAAAAGGTTTTCCAGTCATTGCCATAATATTCTCTGATGCAGGATCCATTGGCATTGGTTGTTGCGGTGGTGGTAATATTGCATCAATATTTTTTACACCGATTGCTTCGTACATATCTCTGTACGCTTCGTACATGTTATGCATCTGTGGATTAGACATAGCTAATTGTAATTCTGTTTGTGCTAAACTTATTCTTTGTGATTGTGAAAATATATTTGGATCAGCTACAGGAATAATATCTATCTTGTCATCAAAGTCTGTAACCTTAATATTTCGTTGTGCACCAACAACATCGTAAGGATACTCAGCAGGCAAATAAGTTTTAAATACGTTCGCTAGTAATTCAAACTCTTGTTTCATCGCCACATACATTCTTTTATGTATGGCTGACATGACTCTGGAACCACGTTCTAAGAGAGCTATGGTCGTCCCAACAGCTGCTTGTTGGTTGCCGTCACCGACCTGCATGTCAGCTATGGCGGCAAATCGTTGTCCTGCCTGAACTACAATCCCCATCAACTGCAATAAAGTCTGTGATGGTTCTTTAAATGGTAAGGGCATAAATGCGTCTCTGATGTTTCCACCAGGTGCATCTACATCTCTGAACTCTCCAGGTTGGATAGAATTTGCTTCGTCTCTTACACGAATACCTCGTTGTTTAAAACCTGCAGGCATATTTGAAAATGTACCTGCATCAATTAATTGTCTTAATGCGTTAGTTGCAGTTCTAGATAAACCACCAATCATGTGGATTAAACCAAAACCGTAGAACCCTAGACCAGGTAAAAATTTAAAATGAACAAAATATTCTATTTTCTTTTTTAAGGGATCATTAGGTTGATAGTTTCTTCTAATAGATAATACTTCTCTGCTACCTGCATCTAAAGTAATAATGTACGGAAGTTTAATTCCAGTCATATCACCAACGTTATCCTTGTCTTCAAATCCTTCTAGATCTAAATCCATGTGGAATTCCAAGATAGTAAAAATATTATCTTCTCTTGTTTTCTTAACACCTTCTAACTCTCTTTCTTTTTTCTCTACGTCTGTTTCTTGATTGTATCCAGGGTTTATTTCTATATCTCTATAGAAACCTGACACTTGTTTTTTTCTTAAATCATTTTCTGACATTTTTAATTTATGCACAACTGCCTCTGCATCTTCGATAGATGTTGCAGTGTATGGAACTATTAAATCATCAGCGGGTACGAACTTAGAAACAGCTCTGCCTAAGAGCTCGTCATAATAGACTTTCTTAAAAGCAGAGCCACTAAGAGGGAGATAAAAAAGCATTTGATCGAACTCGGGTTCATACTCCTTCATCACATTCATGAGCTGATAGTTCATGAAATTTTTTACTCTAACAGATTGATCTTCTTTCTGTCTACTCGGTGCACCCATGGTCTGAGTATGCACTGGTCCATTTGCTGGAAGTAATTCTTTGTAAGCTTGCGCTTGAAACTGTGTAACAGCTTCTCCTAAAACAGGGTGTGTTACACCACTTGCGTTTTGAAATGGTTGTGTTCTGTTTTCATATTTAAATCCTAGAAGATCTAAACCTTTTGTATAACTTTGTTCCCAGTCTCTTCTAGATGTTTTGTAATTTTCGTAATTCTCATAAATCTCAGATCCAAGTCTACCAAGGATTTCTTCTGGTAATAAGTCTGCTAGATTGTCAAAATGATTTTCGGTATTTGGCTGATTAATTGCTTCAGGATCAAAATTAATTTCAACAGAGCCATCTTCCTGCTCCTCAATTTTTACATCTTCTGGACCAACTTGCTCCTGAATATTTTGTTCTGTCGCTACCTGAAGTTCTTCTTCACTAGGCGTTTTTATTGTTTGCTCTACGTTTGGAAGAGCCTTGTCTATTTCTGCCATTTATTTTCTCCGAGTTCCGAACCACTATAGTCGGTTTATATGGAACATTCAACCCTTGTGGGTCTGGTCCTCTAAGTGGTGGTATTGTTCTAGTTAATCGTTTTATCATCAAAGTCCCATGATCCCCTCTGATTCGGTTTCTACATTTAAGTTTCTATCTTTAAAATCAGAATATTTTTTAGCTAGCTCTGGTCCAACTAAATATGCAACTCCAAGCTCTTCTCCTTCTAGCCCTTCGTCTTTTGCTTTTGCAACATCAGATACTCCAAGTGCAACACCTAACGCTCCAACAAATGGAACGAATGGTGCAACAGCTCTAAGTGTGCCTTTTGCAAGACCTTTTAGTATTGTGCCTTTTGGAATATCAAAATCTTTTATTGTTTGATTTACGGGTGCATTGACCGGAACTTTTTTAAGTTCATCACGAACATAAGTTTTAGATGGATAAGTTGTTGGGTCCATGTTGTCATAATTTTTTATTCTAGAAGAGAATGCTTTAAACTCATCTGCTAATAAAGCTTTTTCTGGTCTGTCTATTTTAGATGCAGTTGTGATCTCAGGAATAGTCTTTAATTTTTCAAGATTAGAAATTTTTCTTTCAAA